CCACAGATTACTTGTCCTGTTGGTGGTTATCCTGTTTGCTCACTTGAAGATTACCTTGGTTTGCCTACTGTTGGTCAATTGCCTGCGGGTGCTACTGTTTCGCATTCATCATTGTTTCAACGTGCTTACAATTTGATTTGGAATGAATGGTTCCGTGATGAGAATCTTCAAACCTCTGTTGAGGTTTTAACGGATAACGGCCCCGATTTACCCGCTGAGTTTACTTTGCTTCGTCGTGGTAAGCGTAAGGATTACTTTACATCGTGTTTGCCTTGGCCTCAGAAAGGTAATGCTGCTACCTTACCTCTTGGTTCTTCGGCTCCTGTTTATACTTCTGCTACTCAGCAGGCTTTTGGTCCTCGTACCTCTTTAAACTGGTCCTTTTCTTCGACTGGTGCAATTCCTACTGGTAACCAGACTTTGGTTTCTGCATCTGGGTCAACTCATATTCTTAACGCTTCTTCTGGTGTAGATTCTGGTGCTGTTTACCCTAACAATCTCTATGCTGATCTATCTTCTGCCACTGCCGCAACGATTAACCAATTACGTTTATCTTTTGCTGTTCAGCGATTATTGGAGCGTGATGCCCGTGGCGGTACTCGTTACACTGAGATTATTCGTTCCCATTTTGGTGTTCAATCCCCTGATGCTCGTTTACAACGTCCTGAATATTTAGGCGGAGGTAAGACCCGTGTTACTTTTAACCCTATTGCTCAGCAGTCTGCTTCTAATATTACGGGTGGTTCTACTCCTTTAGGTTCTCTTGGTGCAATGGCTACCGCTTTAGCTTCTGGTCATCGTTTTCGGTCTGCCTTTGTCGAGCATGGCATGATTATTGGTTTGGCTTCTATTCGTGCCGATATGGCATACCAGCAAGGCCTTCATAAGATGTTTACGCGTAAAACTCGATATGATTATTATTTCCCCGCTTTTGCTCACTTAGGTGAACAAGCTGTTCTTAACAAAGAAATTTATATCACTGGTAATACAGTTCAAGATGATTCTGTCTTTGGCTATCAAGAGCGTTGGGCAGAATATCGTTACAAGCCTTCTCGCGTTACTGGTCTTTTTAAATCTACTTCAGCGGGCACATTGGACGGTTGGCATTTAGCCCAAAAATTTACCGCTTTACCTACTCTTAACGCTACGTTTATCCAAGAAAATCCCCCTGTCGATCGTATTCTTGCTGTTTCGTCTGCTATTGGTAAACAGTTTTATTTCGACGGTTTTTATCGCATAACTATGTCTCGTCCTATGCCTGTTTATTCTGTGCCCGGTCTTATTGATCATTTTTAAGGGGGTTTTATGTGGGAAGGTTTTGCTTCTGGTGCTGGTGCTTCTATTCTTAGTGGGGCTGCTTCACTCGCTGGCGGTGTGATGGCTAATGCTTCTTCTGTTCAGTCCGCGCGTGAGCAGATGGCCTTTCAAGAGCGTATGCGAGCCACTCAATATCAAACTGCTGTTAAGGATTTACAGCAAGCCGGTTTAAATCCAATGCTTGCTTATTCTCAAGGTGGTGCTGGTGTTCCGTCTGGTGCTATGGCTAATATTAAGGATGCAATTGGTCCTGCTGTTTCCAGCGCTGTACAAGCGTATCAGGCTAATGCTGCTATTAAGAATACTGAGGCTGATACAGAGAACAAGAATGAATCTACAAATTTGATTAAATCAAATGTCGCTTCAACCAATATGGATACAGAGCTTAAAGAGGCAAATTCTATTCTTGCTAATGCTCAAACAGCTAAAGTTCGTGCGGAAATGGAGGAGTCTTTAGGTCGTAAAGATTTAAATTCAACTCAACGTCAAAAGTTGCAACAAGAAATTGACAATATTGATACTTATCTTGATGCTGTTAGGGCGTCTACTCAGCGTGATGTTTCATCAGCCGAACAAGCTAAAGCCGTAACGGCTAACATTCATCAAGACACTCGTCTAAATGCTTATGATGAAGCTCGTTTAATCAACGAACAAAAATCTGAATCTGGTATTCAAGGTGATATTCGACAACTGGCTAAAACTGTTGGTCTTGGTGCTAATGCTGTTACTTCTGCTCGTTCGGCTTTTGGTCGTAAGCCGAAAGGTATGTCTATTCAACAAAACAATATTCAAAAATGAGGTTAATTATGGAATTCCGAACTGGCTACAACTATGATTTTGATGCTGTTTCACGTGAAACAGGTCTTTTATGTGCTGATGAGTCTATGACTCAGCAACATTTTCATGATGAGACTAAGATTGATAACATCTTAGATCTTTATTCTCGAACAGGGATTCTTCCGTCTAAGGAAGTTCAACCCGTTTTTGCTGATCTACTCGGCATGTCTGACGACTATCATGATTCTCTTAATCTTGTTTTACAAGCTCAGGAATCTTTCTATAATTTGCCTGCTCATGTTCGTGAGCGTTTTAATAATGATCCATCTTATTTGATGAGGTTTTTGGATGATGAAGCTAATCGTCAAGAAGCCATTGATCTTGGCTTAATCCTTGTTGATAAGCCTGTTGAACCTTTATTAGTAAAGGTTTTTAATGAGTCACCCGCGGATCTCGCGCCCGAAGTTTGAGAAAACTTCGGGTAGCACGTTGGTTTACTTGATTTATATAGTGCTAGGTGACACCACGCCACTCTTTCGTGGGGTGGTTTCTAGCATGTCGAGAATGTCCTCGATATGCTTTTTTTAACCGGAGGTTTTTTTATGATGCATCTCAAACGTAATAAAGTTAATAAATTTCGATCTTCTAAACGTTTTAAGAAGGTCAATTCTCGTACTAAGATTGCTAACGTTAAGCGCCCTGTTTATCGTGGCGGTATTCGTTTCTAATAAAAATAATATGCTCCAGAGGGTTTTCTATCTATGTCTTGTTTTTCTCCAATTCGTGCTTTTTATACTGTTGACAATAGTGTTGTTTTTACTGAACGTGGTAATGATATTAATCGAGTCCTCAGATTACCGTGTGGTAAATGCAATGGTTGCCGCCTTGAAAGATCTCGTCAATGGGCGCTGAGGTGCTACCATGAGGCAAGTCTCTATAAGTCTAATTGCTTTGTCACGCTTACTTATTCAGATGATCATTATCCAAGCGCTGGCAGTCTTGATTATGTGGATTTTCAGCTTTTTATGAAACGTCTAAGAAAATCACATTTTGGTAAATCTGCGGGTGTTCGCGGTGATTATCCGATTCGTTTTTATATGTGTGGCGAATATGGTTCGAAGAAAATGCGGCCACATTTTCACGTTTGTTTGTTTAATTTTGATTTTGATGACAAGCAAGTTTGGCAGCGAACTGCTTCTAAGGAGTTGATTTATCGTTCTAAGGAGCTCGAACGCTTATGGCCTTTCGGTTATTCGTCTATTGGCGAGCTTACTTTTCAATCTGCGGCTTATGTTGCTCGGTATGTGATGAAAAAAGTCACTGGTGATTTTGCTGATGATCATTACACCCGTGTTAATGAATCCACTGGTGAAATTATTAAGTTAGTTCCGGAATTTAATCGTATGTCTTTGAAGCCCGGTATTGGTTCTGATTGGTATGATAAATATGCAAAAGATGTTCATATACATGATTATGCAGTTATTAATGGGAAGAAAATGCGTGTTCCCCGTTATTATGATAATCGTCTCAAGTTATATGATGTTGACCAATATGAAGATTTAAAGGCTAAGCGTCAGTTGTTTGTTGACAGTCAATCTGATCAGCAGTTATTATCTGTCTCGCTGATTACAGATCAGCGTATTTCTAAACTAAAGCGTACACTTGATTGAGAGGGTTTTATGAACAGTCCTATTATTTATTTATATTCTGTCTTGGATGTTGAGGCCAAATCTTATGGCGCTCCGATGCATTTCATGACTGATCTTGATGCTATCCGCTGGTTTCGCACCCAGTGCTATAGTGACCCTGTTTTATATCATAATCGAAAAGATTTCGATTTGATATGTCTTGGATTTTTTGATCGTGTAACTGGTACTATTATAGTAAATGAGTCTGATCATCGCCTTGTTTATGTCGGTTCGTCTGTTAAACAGATGGTTGTTGACGAACAAGCCGAATCTACTGAGGATTTCGCTTAAACCCTCTGGGGCTTGTTTGTCAACAAGCATCCGCCGTCGGCAGACCAAGCCCCTTTTTTTAAAGCCCGCTTCTTGCGGGTTTTTTTTTGTCCAATATGGTGATTTATGATTAATTACAAACAAAAATCTGTTAAGCCTGAACATTTTGCAATGGTTCCCGATGCTGAGATTCCTCGCTCTCGTTTTCAAGTCGATCAAGCTATCAAAACCACCTTCGATGCCGGTTATCTTGTCCCTATTTATGTTGATGAGGTTTTGCCGGGTGATGAGTTTAATGTTGATTTAACTGCTTTTGCTCGTTTGACTACTCCGATTTATCCCATCATGGATAATTTACATTTGGAAACGTTTTTCTTTTTTGTGCCTAATCGCCTTGTTTGGGATAACTGGCGTAAATTGATGGGTGAACAGAAAAATCCTACTGATTCCATTGATTACACTGTTCCACAGATTACTTGTCCTGTTGGTGGTTATCCTGTTTGCTCACTTGAAGATTACCTTGGTTTGCCTACTGTTGGTCAATTGCCTGCGGGTGCTACTGTTTCGCATTCATCATTGTTTCAAC